TGGACAACAACGCTACCACTGTAACATGAAGTAGCGATGCAACAATATTCAAACATGATCAAGTGAATGACACAATCACACAAATTCGTGAAAGCTGAACCTGATGGAACTGATCCCTTTCTACCTGTGTACACTTCACCCCTCCAAACTTGAAGTTTGCTGGTACAAAAGTAGATACAGATAAGATCGATGACATCGTGAAAACTAACTTGGAAGAAAGATTTAATAACAAAGAATGCAGCATAAATAATTTCTTGCCCACAATTAGCATCAAACGCACTCGCGTCAAAACCGAGTATAGGCCATCTATCTTTTCGAGCGCGCTGGAGCATTCCAGAAATAGGTACTGAGACATCTTCAATGCTACGCCACATTGAGAACTCTTCGAATTCTTTCAAATGTTTCAGCAAAGGCTGCATGAATGTAAGTTCTACAAGAATTAGAGCGTGTGGGTACATCCATACAGTCCGTTGTTTAGGTAAATTATCACCGCTAGGTTGCCCCCGCCATCCAAGTCCACAAACGTCCTTCGGTACTAATCTAAGATCATAGATTTCGTAAGCCAAGTCTAAGTGAGCTAAACCACTAGTCTTGCCAGAACTCCAATAAGGAGCTCCCCAGTTTGTGCTTTTATCAGAGGTCTCATAGACTTGATCTAGACTATAAGGTCGTAATCTTGACAGCTTGTTGCCACCAAATTTGTCAATTACGTTTAAGACAGCCTGAGTGAACATTTCAGGATCTGGCGAAAAGGAACTCTGCTCTTTAAAATATTCGAGGATTTGAACAGATCTTTCGTCAGCAGATAGTCTCGGAGAAAAGGGGCCTACTTTATTAACTTCGGCTTCCTCGAACTCCTTTAGGATTGGGTGCTGCTGGTTGAAAGTTGATGAATTAGAGTTGAGGAAGTGCTCTACAAGTTCATGTCTATCGAGAGTGTCAACTAAACAAGTCTTATGGTCATCATCTTGCTTCCGGCTTAAGGCCTCTAAGACGGGAGGATTCACGATACCCCGATGATATTCGTGAACTGCGATGTCGCTAACATGACTTCTAGTGATGTAATCATAATCAACAACAACCCTGCGGTCTTTCGTTTTCATAGCTATAGCATACCTCCATGATTAAACAACTATAAAAAGTCAAATGGATAGTGAAG